AGAGCTTCCTCCTCCTGAAGAGCTTCCTCCTCCTGAAGAGCTGCCGCCACTAGTAATCGTATTTGAACCCCCTCCCGTAGAGGCTGTAATGGTTACATTATTGTTGGCTAAATTATTAACTGCGGTACTCGTATCGTTATTAGCTAAATCATTTGCAGTGTTTGCTATCGCTACGTTGCTAGTCGTATTAACTGTTTCATTTTTAATCTTCTCCATTTCTGGAGACTCATCAAAACTTTTTGATACGTTTTCCTTGCTGATATTACCAGCATCTAATTGACTTGCCCAATATGCTTTTCCTGCCGCGTCTGGTTCACGATTAAATTTAGTTCGATAAAGATTATCGAGAAAACTAGAGGTGTCAGTAGCAGAAGGCATAATTTAAAAGAATCCGCCTTGAGCGAAAACATGTACACGAGTATTAGCAGAAGGAGAAGTTAAGGCAGCATCTACCCCTACATAAACCAACGCACTAGAAGGAACATATAAACCAGTATTCTTTTTATCAGTTTCTGTTGGATATGCTGCCATCGTCGCTGCAGGACTTGCCAAATTTGGGACAGGAACTGTTAAAGGAGGTAAGGAAATATTAGTTCTATCACCTTTTGATACAGAAGTAATACCGCCCATGGCGACTGCAACTGTATTAGCAGTCGTGATACTGGCAGACGTTGTTGCTGTACTAATGAAAACAATAACGTTAGATGCTGTTGTTACCGCTTCGTTAGCAATAATTGACAAACTATCAATTATCGCTCCGTCATTTCCAGAACAATCAACTAGTAATGTACAACCAGCCGAGCTAGGTGTATTTAGATTTGTCGCTGTTGTTAAAGCTGCAGTGCCGCCGATTGTGGCAAATGCGTGTAATGGTCTATCGACCAATAACGGCATTTTATTTGAACTTGTAGTAGCCATTAGTTACCTCTTCTATATGGATTTTATATGAATTAAACTCATGATTTAATTCCTGTGAAAAAAGGTTCAGGAACATCACGCTGCGGTCCCGCATCAATAAGACTTACACCTGTGCTCATGCCTTTTCTTTTAGAAGCTTTTGGTGGTACAACCTTGCCAGGCTTGTCTACAGGAACAGGAGGAGGATCAAAACTAGAGCCTCTTTGATTGGGCTTTACAAAAGTAACACCCTCTCCTGCAGCTAGTTGTTCTCCATCCCCATAAGGATTCTTTCTCGCAACGAAATCCCCTGGCATTGATTCCTTAGGATTAACAGGAGCACCTATAGGTGAGAAAGATCTAGCATTTTCAGGATTATTAGGAACTCCCCCTTTACTGCCTGAAAAAAACTTATCCGTTTCTGAATGAGCTTTTTGATTTAAATACCACTCATTAGGTCTAAAGGAACGGTTAGGACCTTCCTTGTAACGCATAGATTTAGATGAATCTTTTTTGGAATTATTCATTACGCATTCCTCATTGACATATCCATGTTATATCTTTTGGAAAGACTCATGAATTTATCTTTAATCTGAGTCCTATCTTGTTGTGCTTGCACATCTTGGTCAGTCACTAAATTAGATGGTTGCACGTTTAAAGCTGCTTCTACACCAGAAGCACCAGGGCTAACCCCTGTGTTTAATTCTGTCGTTCCGCTGCCTCCTGTGTTAAAAGCTTGAGCGAAATTAGGTTGAGCACCTTGCTTAGCTAATTCTTGTCTGTTGTGCTCTGCAGGTAAATTGCCTCCTGCAAATTCCAAATCATTTCCAGCGACAGGATTAGGTGGAGGAGCAATTCCAGCTCCTGATATATCCCCTCTCTCTTCTTGTACTTCTGTAGCTAAATTTTCTGTGTAAGGAGAATCTCCTACAGAAATACCTGCATTTTGCAACATCTGATTAAGCCGTTCTTTTTCGGCTCTCTCTTGATTAGATGCTTGTGTTACTTGTCCGAAACCTGGTGCTGGATACATCATTACCTCCAATTCATTGAGCCAACAGCTTGAGATACTCTCGTACCAACAGCAGTATCTGCTGGTCCCTTAATAGACATGATAAACTCTCCGCCAGAACGAGCGAAGGCATATCTGCGAACTTCGTCTCTGCGATAGTTTGCAACGTATAAGGTCTCAGCTAGACGGTCTACCTCTCTTAAGTATATTTCTCTGTAGTCTTTGTCTGCCTTGATAGGGTCTGACTGGAAGATTGCTCTATCGGTATCTCCAGTAATCCTTTCTATACGACTTGGTTGTGGCTGAGTTTCAACCCTAAAAACTTGAGACAGCTTATAAGCTTTATCACAACGATTCACATGTTCTATTACTCGTGTAAAGAAATAGCTATCAGGAATTCGAGCCATTGCTTCTTCTAGTCGAGCAATGTCACCAGCAGGGAGATTAGCCCCTGTGTTGTAGCCGAGGTGAAATCGACATCGGCTTTTGTCGTAATCGTTTAATTCCAATAGCTATGTAGCCAACCTATTTCTTATTGTAGGTAAATCAAATCATTCTTAAAAACTTCATCCCAATCGACACGAGTGATCTTACGTAATTGCTCTAAATTTTTAAATTTTTCGCCAGGTAAAGACAAACGTAGCTCTACTATTTTCTTAGCCGTAGCATAACCAACCCCTTTAACAGTCTTAGCTATACCTTCAGCAGTAGCCAAATTTAAGTTCAATCTGTTATCGACAGGAATGACCGCCTCAGGCATTACGTCTTCTTCATCCTTCAATATTTCTGGTGTTTCTATCTTCTGACCTGTCTTACCTTTTCCTGGCTCGTAAGCTTCTAGATCAGCAAGAGCAACGTACTGAACTACGCCTGCAGCATTTTTGACCATGGCCCAATCTTTGTCGTGATGTCCAATGAAGTCCACGATCTGACCATTCTTTAGATTTTGATATAACGCCATAACAATAAAAAAGAGGCACCTTATACAAGATGCCTCCACTATAGGGACAAACAGAAGTTTTAGCTTCTATTTATGTCTCAGTTATATAAGGAACGAAAGTTGAATCAACATCAGGCACGTCATCTTCGACGAAGTAAGCAACTTCAACGATGATTGGTGTACCACCAGCCGCAGTAGAAGATAGGTTACTACCTGCTGCATTGTTAGCTGCATTACGCACGTAGACCTTAAGAGTCTCAGCACCAGCTAATGTCTTAGCTTCTACAACTCCTTTCTTTGCAGAAGTAGGAGCAATAGTTGTAAGAGCAACTGCGATTCCTGGAGTAGAAACTACTGTTGTAGTAATACTGCCAAGAGCAGAAGCTGCAGCATCCTTGACTGCAACTACGTCTGTGTTAGTACCAACTAGACCAGAGGTAGCGGTTCCAGAATCCTTATTCTTCCTTGTGTCAGGCACACGAATACCAACGTGGTAGACGTTTGCATCTGCAGGAATAGTTAGACCAGTGATATTTGCACGAACTTTGTCGTCGGCACGCATATCAGGACTTGGGATGATTACGTCAAACTCGGTGCCACCTGTGGAGTCAACGAGAGCATAACCAATTTTTTGGTAGTACTGTCTACCAGGAACAGCCACAACTGGCTGACCTTGATAACTACTGAGTGTTGTAACCCAGTTTCCAGGGAAAATCTTTTTAGCCATGATTGTTAGTTACCTCCTCAATATACGAATGAGTAAGCAACGGTAATGAAGTCCTTATTAAGGATTTCAAAACCAGCAAACAAGGACCAAATCATAATAATAAAGCGCGAAAAATCGTCGTTATTATTAAGTAAAATTTGAGCGTTGTTGCCACCAATACCAACACCTACAGCTTGAGGTCCGAAGAATAACATTGGAGCAATGTTGTAATCTGCAGCACCAGCGGCAGCTACAGGAACAGTTGCGTTAATGGTTTTCTCAGGTAAGTTGGTTGATTCGAACCATCTTACGCCCTCAAACAAAAATCCGGTAGGCATCACCGGCTGACCGGCTACAAAACCAGCTTGTCCGTAAGCTGGACCCATACCTTGGAAGAAGTTAGCGTTAGGAGCCTGCTCTGGATTCATGGGGTTAACCATGCCGTTGCCTGCATACCGAGCTATCTCACGGAATGAGTCGTTCTGGCGCAAATGCATCATTGCCGTAGGATCGGCGATACATCTGTAGTAACCGTCGCTAAAAGTTGGTACGTTACGCTTACGCATGTCTTTTACAACTTGCAGTAAGTCAGTCTTTACGTCGAACTTAGCTGAGACGCCTGCACCATATGTAAAGAATGGAGCGGCTGCTGCTTTAGCTGAACCACCAGGGAAGAAGTATCCACCTTGGCTGTCAGATGCGTTTCCGTTAGCTTCTGCTTTAAATAGCTCGTCTGCGAAAACCCTGTCACGCCAACGTCTGTAGTCGTCTAAAAGAGTTAAACTACCAATACTCTGATGAAAAACGTTGAGGTTGCCGGTATCAAGTAGCAATCTCTGTGCTGTTAGCAATGTCTCACGAGCAACCTTGAAGGTTGAAGGAGAAGTTGCATCGGTAGGATCTGCAGGACCTGTATACTCTTTCAAGTTAACAAGTACTTTATCCTTAACGATATTTCTGCTAGACGCTGTGCCGAGTGTCTGATCTGCTGTACGCTCTCTGGAATCTTTATTTCCAGGGTTGCCCCAAAATCTATAACGATCGAGTTGGACCGTTTGACCTGGTTGTTTAGCAAAGTCATGAACGACTACAGGCTCTACAGCCATCTCGATGATATAACCGGGATGGGGCCTATAAAGCTCTGCGCCAAGCAGTTTTGGGAAATCATTGTCAATCCACATCTGGGATCTCTAACTCCTAAAACTTATTGAACAAAAACACGACATATGACGTGTTATTAACTACTATAGATGTAACTCATAGGGAGAAACTTGTGGAAGCGGCAGACGTTCGCGGATTGCTTGGACTTTTAATTTCAGATGGCAGCTTAGTCCCTTATCGCACTCCGGGTGGGGGTTACATACAATTAACTCTTACGGCGGGTGCATCTGAATCTGCATTCTTAGAAGAAAAAGTCCAAGAATTTCGACAATTTATCAGCACAAAAGCTCAAATTGTTCCCTACAGAACAACTCCAAGAGCTAACGGTAAGACAACTCCTATCCTTCGATTCAGGGTTTCAACTAACAAGTTAAGACCTGTCTACAACTTGTTATATCCCATTGGAGAGCGTCAACTAACTCAAACGACACTAGATCTTCTTGGAGCACAAGCAGCAGCTTGGGCGTGGGCAGAAGGAGCAAAGCTAATGAAGGATGGGTCTGCAATGTTGTCTCGGATCGGGTCTGTCAGAGAGGAGGCTTACCTATTTTCTACTTGGCTTGAAATGTTGAGTGGAGCTTCTTCAGTATTAAGCGACGATTATGTTCGACCACGCCTCCTATTCGACCCTATACAAACAAAGAAGATTCAAGATGTCCTAATAAAATATGCACCCAAAAGTCGTCAACATTTATTTAAGGGGGATCAATGGGATGACCGCTCTATTAGTAGCGCACGTACTGAGTTACACCTTGGGCAAGGGCAGATTGGCACTAAAAGGCAGGAAGAGACGTCCTTGGTTAGAAATCTCTAGATGTGAAACTGAAAAGCAATATTTAAATTTTCAGCTAAAAACATTGAAACAGTGTCATGACGGACCTGTCGATATATTTAAAGATAGATTGGCTACGAATGGTTTTTATGACCGAGAAAGATTTCGATTTCACGGAGAAGGATTATGGAGAGCTTATGAAGTCCTTTGTCCACACGACGAACGTAAGATATCCCGCACAGTACTTGATATTGCAGGGATCCATGGTTTGGTTGCTTTGTGGATCGACCAAGGACGTATAACAGGCAAAAGAGGTTCTATTCGTGGGAGATATACAGAAAATGAATATAACAACATCACTGCTTGGTTAAATGATTTAGGAGTCCAAGCGGTAATTCACAGTAATCAAGTCTCGATTGCTCGAATCAGTCTTAAGAAAGATAGCGTGAATCAATTAAGAAATTTAATTGGGTCACATATACACCATTCCATGCGAAAAAAGTTATTGTAAAGAAGCTTTCTGAAGAAGAACTACGTCAAGGAAGCATCGAGCCAGGAGCTTTGGTTTTTGTAGTTTCCCATGCTTTAAACGACTTAACGTGCATTTAGCTGATGTGCGTGGCACCTGGCGTCTTTTTTGTTGATAAAATAAGGCTGTGACATTGAAAGGGTTTATCCCTGATGACATTAGAGTCTGTAACAGATTCATTAAATAAATTAAAAGGATCCTACGGAGGAAGCAAGAAATCCTCTGGATCTTTCATGCGTCCAGAGCATGTTAAATACAATTCACTTAGCAAAGCAAAAGATTTAGGTCAAGTAGTTAATCTGTCTACTAGCCTTACGGGAACAGTCGGAACTCAAGTAGGAGCTAATACATTATTTTTCAAAGTAACGACTGTAGGAGAGTCAGATTTAGTCATCAAGAAACGTAGTATTGGTAATAAATATAAAGATCAATACATATCTGTAGGACTTTTAAATTCCAATGCAGATTCAATACCGTTAAATCTTGACGGCTTTGGTTATATCAATGAGATTGCTAATACAATACCCGAAGAATCTGGATTTCAGTTACCTAAAGGCACTTATTACTTTACGGTTACAAATTCTGAATGGGTTGAAATGCCTTTTGAGGTTGGAGTTCAAGTCGTTCGTTATGTAACGATAGGAGGTAAGGCAGGAGGTTCTTTATTCATGACTGGACGCATAGGTCTAGTCAAGATGTTTGGATCTACTTCTGGAACCATAGAAGGCTCCGCAACTGTAACGCCTAAGTCTCAGATCAAGAGTCTAGGAGGTGCTGCCGATGGTCAAGCATTGCCAACATTGGAATTAGCCATACTCAGAGGTACTGCAACCTTAAGCAATGTCAACTACGGAAGAATGAAAGCTACTTGGAGATTAGGTGGTACAGCCAGTGGCGAAAATCAGAATACGGCTACACTAAATGTTACGACCCCTGGTGGTGGGTACGGTCCCTAAGAGACTGATTTACTGCCAAAATATAGATGAAGAACTAAGGCAAGCATGGCATTTTCTCAATATCTTGCAACCAAGATTCTGAGTTGGGTAAAAAACTCAACCTTCCCTTCAGCACTCTCTAATGTGTATGTTTCTTTGCATACTGCTGATCCAGGAACGGCTGGGACAAATAATGATGTGACAGCATCAGTCAGAGGAGTAGCGACTCGTGTAGGAATAGCAGCTACTGCGTTTAGCTCTGTAGGTGCTGCTTCTGGAGGCGGCTATGAGATAACTAACTCTATGGTCAGCCAGCAGACTACTAGTGCGGCTAATACAACTGCAACCACGATCAGTCACTTTGGTCTATGGGATACAAGTAGTGGCGGTAATTTTCTTGCTTCTGGAACATTAACTACTTCTGTTGAAATACAACAAGGAGATACTGTTCAATTCAATAGTGGAGCTATGGCAGTTAAAGTCGTATAGTTTATCTCATACCAACAAAGCGTCCATTATTCAAAATATCAATATGCACAAAACCATGACTGGATTGGTTATGGAGGTTGCCTGTCCAGCGAGAATATAACCACCTGTATAAACATTCAGTATCGTCGTTAACAGGATAAATATCTAACGCCATCCCTTGATGATGAGCTTGTTGCTCTTCTGAATGCAAAGAGATATCTCCTTGAATAGGCATATAACCACCCGTAACACCTATAGCACCTCCCCAAGCCTCTCTAATGGCTCTAAATTCTTCTGCTAAACGAATCAGGTTCTGCTCAATATCACTGCCTTCTAAAGGTGCGTATGAGTGGTTGTACTGAAGTAATTCGCCTACTGTTATATATTCAGTAACAAAACTACTCATATCATTCCAATCAAGGGTCTTGCTGATCTTATTAGGAAGATGTTTCCAATGAGGTAGATAGATAATCCAAGGCTCTTGTTCTTCTTTGATATGTACCCAAGCATGACCAGTATGGTGAATGCTTTTAAATTTAGTGATGACTAGTTCCTCTTCGACATCAATCAATCTTTTTCCTGTATCTGATAAATACACTGACTCAATAGGAGCTTTCTTTAGATAAGTATCTTGAATATTTTTAAGTTTTAAATATCCAATTGATTCTTTTTTCCACTCTTCTCCTTCTATTTCTCTCCGTTTCTCCAGTCCTGCTAAACGTTTCTCTCTGTCAAAAACATAGAGATTGAGTATATCAGGTACATCATCATATAGTTCAGGTTGATTAAATCCTTTTTTCAATATATTTGAAATTTCTTCGAAGCCTGTTGATTCGTAAAAGTTTGCTCCCATATTCCAAGCAAAACTAATTAAGACTGATTGCCTAATAGCTCCGAAGTCACTCCAACCAGGAATACGACGTAGTGCAGGTATAATTTTTTCTGCTACTAACTGTTCTGTATATTTGCCACAAATATCTTCATGACAAACATCTTCTAATCTCACAGGTTCTCCGTTGGGATAACGAGTTAAACCTGTGCATATTGTCGGAACACCTACTGGATCAAGGTAAGCAGTGGTTTCACACCCCTCTAACCTTGTCAGAAGTTCAGTCGCTAACGTTTTCGTCCGTGGATGGATCTCCATAAATCTTGGCAAAGCGAACTGTCGGTTGAGCCATAGGCTCTTTTCCCTCTACCATTGCTATAGCAGTTTCTTGAGCTGCTTGCTGGCTAAAACCTCTAGAACACAAAATATCATAACAACGCATAAACGAATCAAATTTCGAATCTGGAGTAGATTCGCCGTCACTTAGCTGCCCATGAAATTCTTCATTACCTGCTAAACGCATTAGGCAAGCTGTGTTTTAACTTATGTTAACCTGCTATTTCACATTCCCAACCAACTAATTGATTCAGGGGCACTTTTTAATTGTTCTGCGAGAGCAATTTTAGCTTTATAACCATCAATACCAGCTCTCTGTTGGATTCCATATGCATATTGATGCTTAAGATTATTAGCCATATTTGCTGCAGTGTCTTGTTCCATTGCAGAGGCTACTGCATCTTGTTTGATTTTATTAATTACTCCAGCAGTGCTAGTTTGATCTCTGGTTTCTAGCCTAGTTGCTTGTTGTTGAAGTCTTGTAGATGATTGATGAGCAGAAGGAGCTAATGGGGTGTTATTAAGCTCTGCTGCGTTGATGTTTCTAGGAAGTCTCATAAGAAAAAGCCCGACTTTCGCCGGGCAATAACTTCTCGGTTAGCCTATTGCCGGAGCAATTAAAGCTACATCGCTAGAACCAGCAGAAGCTAGATCTAGAGGGAAGTTATGAGCATTACGCTCATGCATTACTTCCATTCCGAGGTTTGCGCGGTTCAATACGTCGCCCCATGTAGGTACGACTTTACCACTTGAGTCTACAACCGATTGATTAAAATTAAATCCATTTAGGTTGAAGGCCATGGTGCATATACCCATTGAGGTGAGCCACACACAAATAACAGGCCAAGAAGCAAGAAAGAAGTGAAGACTACGAGAGTTGTTGAAACTTGCGTATTGGAAGATAAGACGACCGAAGTAGCCATGGGCTGCAACGATGTTGTATGTCTCTTCTTCTTGTCCAAACTTGTAACCATAATTCTGTGAATCAAGTCCTGTAGTTTCACGAATAAGTGAAGATGTCACTAATGAGCCGTGCATAGCAGAGAATAAAGCTCCACCAAACATGCCAGCTACACCAGCCATATGGAATGGGTGCATCAAGATGTTGTGCTCAGCTTGGAAAACAAACATGAAGTTGAATGTTCCAGAGATTCCTAGAGGCATACCATCAGAGAATGAAC